GTTATGATGTAAAGATTGTTAATAAGGAACTTCCGAGGCCAGTCGCAGCGCTTGCAGCTCTTGGAATCAAGGCACGAATGATTAAGTGTACTATTCTTCCAAATGGAGACCGGTATGAACAGGGTTGCCATTATACACTGGAACCCCGGTCATCCATCTTCAAGACAAGCTTTATGATGGCAAATAGCCGTGGTATTATTGATAAGAGTTACCGTGGAGAGCTCAAGGCTCCGATGGTATCTGTGGGATCAAATCTGGCAAGTGTTGATGCAGGTACGCGACTCTTTCAGATTCTTGCACCAGATCTGGGATACATCTATCAGGTTATCTACGTGGAGAGCCTTGATGAAACGAGCCGCGGATCGGGTGGATTTGGAAGCACAGGGACAAAGTAGAGGAGATCAGATGCCTGTTGATATAAGTCAGACAGATAGTTATGGGACTAAAATACCAAAAGGAACTGCGACAACATTAATTGATTTAATCACGCGAGATGATCAAGATGGACTCTTTTTTCCATTAAAAACTGAAGTTAGTCGGTTCTATCGCGGAGACCTACAACAGACAATTCCATTTACATCTGTTTTTCGTGAATTTACCTTTATAGGCCCTGCCGAGCTTGGTCAGCGTTTTACGTTTGAAATTGGTAGCTTAGATTGTGGAGATTTACTTCAGGGTCTTTTTATTCAGGTACAGATGCCTCATTGGTATAGTGCTCTAGAACAGCAATATTTGACAAGTAAGCGTTACCTATACAAAAACCCTGCCTTAATGTGGACCTATGCAAATTCATTAGGTACAATTCTATTGGAAGAAGCAACGTTGGAAGTGGATGATCAGGTTCTTGAACGGATTACAGGAGATACGTGTGCCGTTGTATCTGCACTTTTCCCAGATTTGAATACTCAATTTGGCACTGCGTCAGTAGAAGGCCGTTATTCAATTGCAGATATAAAAGCCTTTCCAACTACTCGAATATTTCCTACAGAAGATGGCTGGATAACAATTCCTCTTGTATTTTCTTTGTTGAGAGAGCGTATCCAGGAAACATTTCCAAATCTAGCGTGTCGTGATGGTACTGTTCGTGTACGTGTGACTCTGAAAAAGTTTGATCAGATTGTGCGAATTGCATCAGGTACTCGTGCTTCGTGTACAGATACACCAATGGATAAGACATTTTCATTTACAGACACAGCAATCATTGGGTATCCTACAAAGACAATTACAACAGCTCAGTATCCTCCAGATTTACGCCAAATTCAACTTCTGACATATGGTCAATTAGTGGATGGCCCTTATCGTGATGCTATCTTTCGTACTCCCTTTGAACGCGCCTACAGAGAAATTCAACAGTTTGACTTTAATGAGCCTATGAAGTATATTGTAAATAAGACGGGAAGTGATATTATTACAGTACAGTTACCACTCGAAGCCAATCAACCTGTTGAAGAGATTGTCTGGTTTCTTAGACGTAAGGCAGCTATAACTCTTAATAATGACTGGACAAATTTCAGTGCGACTCTTGAGAAAGACTATAATTCAACATTTACTCCTGCAGTTCCTCTTTTATCAAAAGCTCGGATACAAGCCAATGGAATGGATATTATTTCTAAGGATGAAGAGTGGTTTCGGTCTCATATTGGCCGTGCTCACAAAGGGGGCAAGGTGTCCTATGATTCTTTTATTTACGGCTACTCATTTGCTGCTCATCCTGGCGAGCACAATCCGAGTGGAACAATTAATGCGAGCCGTTTGAGTTCTTTACGCTTAACACTGGATGTCAAGCCGCCTGGTGGCACAGAGGATACAGAGTGGGAGGTTCACGTCTTTATATTCGCCTTTCAGTGGCTCCGATTTGAAAATGGAATCTGTAATAAGATCTTTATTGATTAATACAATACGAAAAAAATTGATAGTTGTACCCTAGTTAATTTACGTATAGTCAAGATGGCAGCAGGCAACTCAGAGTTTACTGCAGATTTCTTCAATGAGTCATCCAAGGCGTGGCTCACTAACAAGGTCAAGGTGGGTGAGCAGTATCGTTATAAATGTGAAGGTACTTGTTTGACAGGCAAGGGATGTAAGCACAATGCCTCTTATATTAAAGGTCAAGATATAGCGTCTATTCATACGTGTAAGCAGCATAGCAAGCAGGCGACCTTTTACAAACCGTATCAAATCATAACTCGATCTAGAGCGGTTAGCCCGGCCGTCTAAATCCTGTGCGGCAAGTAAGGAGAAATGGTGGCAAGTCTATTGAAAGTTATCTCAACAGGAGTTCAAGATGAGAGGCTCCAGCCACCAATAGATCAACCAAGTCTAGATTCATTTCAGAAAGTTTTTATCAAAGCAGGTCGATATGGAACACAGTGGGTCCGAGTTGATTTTGATACGCTTCCTAATTTTGGAACATCTGCTGTGGCTCGTCTTCCTGTTCACGGAGAATTAATTGGTCGTGTGTACTTGGTAACGATGATGCCTGATATATCTACGCAGCAATTGCGAGCAAAGGCTGCTGCTGTTGCCTCAGGCTCTACGTTTGCAGGTCCTTATTTTAGTTGGCCGAATAGTTTGGGTCACGCACTGATTAATGAGGCTAGTCTTTCAATTGGTGGATCGTTGCTTGATGCCATTCCAGGTGCCTTGATGGAAATGTTAGATGAGTTTCAGACACCGATTGAGAAGGTGGTCGAAGTAAATCGGCAGCTTTGTCGAGCTGATAATGGATTTAATCAGCAGAGTTTTGGTGTCAATACAACATCACAGAAGGTTGTTACATCACTTCCTTTTTGGTTTTGTCGCGATGATCCAGCATCTGCTCTACCGATTGATGCATTATCAGTGGATGAAGTGCGAATCACAATTTCGTACAATCCTACAAACGCCTTGTATTATACAAATTCACGTCTTCAGAATCTGAACACGACGTATAATGGTAAGATAATTCCTTCTATTGTTGCTTCATCGTTAGTAAACCCTCAGGCAAATTCAGTCGTTGCGGGAGGAAATCTGTGGCCTCTTGAAGGCGCGAAGTTCTATAAGACAAGTCCAACTGGATATGTACTTGGTGGATTAAATCCGACATTATTTAGTCAACCTCTTGTTACAGAAATTCCAGGAATTTCAATGCCAACTCCCTTAACAATACCTGAAGCCTATCTTCTAGTGGAATATATCTATCTAGATAAGCCTGAGGCGAACAGATTTAGAATCGCAGATATTCAGGCGCCGATTGTTCAGCATTATGAATTTGATCCAGTAGATAATCAATCGAATACCTTTATGAGGACACAGTTATTTGTACCGAATCCGACACGTGATCTTTTTTTTTACTGTAATCGCTACGAGGCGCCATCATATAATGCACCGTTTCTAGCCACTCGTGATCTGAGTAATAATCTGTATCCGAATGGTCCGTGGTGGCCTGATGCGAGTGGTCTAGATCAACGATTTTATGGGACTTCGTTAAGACCTGGATTTTCAACAAGAGATTCTGAGCCGATTCGTTGGCTTTCTTTAACCTATGAAGAAACATTGACGCGATACAGCACTGAAAATGTTGCGCTTTTTAGATCACTGATTCCGTCTATGGAGCAGCGCAAGGCTCCTTGGGTCAACCGATATTTTTACAATCTTCCATTTGGTTTGCAGAATGGATTAAGACCAATTTCATTGCCGGCAGGCGAAGCGAATTTAGATAAGGTCCAGCATACACAGCTTGCTCTAGCATTTCACGGTCAAACACAGAATATCAATGATGACTTTACAAATCGGTATATAACACACATTTATGCGCAGACATACAATATTCTACGTATTTACGGAGGCCGTGCGACTACACTCTTCTCTTATTAAAAATAAAAGCAAAAATTGAACCTTTTCTAGAAGTAAATAATCAGTATACTCATTTAAGATGACTGAACCGATTATTCGTGCTGAAATGCTAGAGCGACTCTATCTGAAGGGAATTAGAGATCTCCCTGGGTATCGTAGTCAGGATATTGCTTTATACAAGAAGGTAAAGCCAGATTGGCTTGAGTTGCATAGCGACGAGCTTAAGTACTGGGCAGATCTGGCTGTGAAGACCTACAATTTGAAGGTGCAGCATGGTGATATTCTCTGGTGGCTCGAAGGGCGTGGATACAGAAATGAGAATCTTCTCTTCTGGCATGAAGATCAGGGAATTGTCTTTCCTTATACTGAGATTGATGACTATGGCTCAGTTCCACCGTGCTTTCGTGTAGGCCCTGATTTCCTTCCTGAGTTCTGGTTTCCTCGTGAAGAGTATTTGGCAAAGGTGGACCACAATAGTCTTGTCTTTCTAGAGGAGACTCTTGTACAGGAGATTAAGAAAAAGCTACAGGAAGTAAAGCCAGGTAAGGAATGGAGGTGTACACTTACTATTCAGGAAAAGACTTATACTGTTATAGTTGTAAATAAGGATGATATACAGGAGTTCTTCACGTATGATGACGGTTGCTTCTATCAGGAGCCGTAAATGAAAAAAAATCGCAAACAAAAATTGAACGCTTTTTACCCTTTATTTTTAGTATAGCTAGAATGACTGTCCCTACTTACACCTCTTGCAGCCTCCAGATTGTGATGATTAAGAAGTCAACTGATTCATCGCAGGATGATCAGATTACGGTTCGCAAGAATCTTAATCTGAATGAGTTTGAGATTACGATGAAGGATATGAATTCAGGCGATAAGGTGACTCATCGCCTGGAGGGTACGAACAAGAATATGGTAATGAGGTACCTCTATCATCTTCTGAAGAACTTTAGTCTGGATGATGATGGCTACGAGAACATTCAGGTTAACGTGCCGCTGATGCCGCGTGTTCTCTTTACAGCTGTTTCCCTGAAGGATCTTTATGTTCGGGAGCACCTTGAGGATCTGCTGAACCTTGGTCTTGATCTGGTGGAGGATGTAACGAAGGTCGTCCCGTTTGTTCCGAGCCCTCGTGTAAATGCACTACCCACGACTCCTCAGCGGTCTGCGTATGCTGCATCTGTAGATCCGCCTGCGGCTCCGCGCCGTTCGAGCCGTCTGACTCGTCAGTCTCGTTACCAGGAGACACAGGATACACAGGAAAACTCGAATCGCGTTGGTGACTATTTCTCGCACCTACTCAATAACCAGCGTCACGACTTCTTTGATAACGGTTGCTAAATCAAATCTATATTCCAAAAATTATAAAAAAATTATGATTTTTCTTCTTTTTTTGTTTCACTTGGTGCCTCGGTATGTGCACCCATCAAGGTTATTCCTGTGAGTGAAAGTGCCAATCCGATACATTGCATTGTATTAAGAGATTCTCCAAAGTACAAGACACCAATTAAGGTTACAATGACATCGCTAATTACATCCCATAAGACGTTAAGAACAGTCATAGAACTGATGCTTAATCCAAAATAAAAGATAATTGATTGAAATCCATACGTAATAAAAGATAATGGAAAGACCCACCATCCTTCAATCATTCCCATTTTATGTGCTTTTAAAAGAGTTAATATAATTGCATCAATTGATGACATATAGAGTGCAAAAAGGTATTGAGTAATTACCATACTATTCTTTCTGTCTAAAGACTAAGAAGATAAAAAAAGGTAGAGATCGCAATGTTAATTCCGTTTCCTGATTGTAGTATTGCAATAAAAAATTACGGGAAGATTACTAGAGGTATTCTTCATATTGGAGCTCACGAATGCGAGGAACTAGAGGCATATGAAAATGAGGGCATTGAGAGATCAAAGGTCTATTGGGTTGATGCGATTCAGGAGAAGGTAAATCAGATGAGGGAAAAGGGTATTCCTAATGTAGTCTGTGCTGCTCTAGATAATGAGGAAAAGGAAGTTGAGTTTCATATCACAAACTATGGACAGTCATCAAGTATCCTACCTCTTGGAACACGTAAGAATCATTATCCTCATATTTATATCACTGAGAATCGGAAGGTTATGACTCAGACTGGAAAGAATTATATTGAAAAGAATAAAATTCCTATTCAGGAGTGTAATTTTTGGAATCTAGATATTCAGGGAAAGGAACTTGATGTACTGAAGAGTATGGGTGAATATATTAATTATGCGGATGCTATCTATACGGAAGTAAATACAGCTCAGGTCTATAAGGGATGTGGAGAATTGAAGGATGTTGATTTATTTTTACAGGAGAACGGATTCATTCGTATTCAGATTAGTATGACAGGTGCAAGTTGGGGTGATGCGCTCTATGTTCGTGAGAATTAGATCCTATGAACGATTGTCTTTGACAGCGAGTCGCAGCCCAGAATAATTCAACTTCTACCGGATTTCGTGATTTACAAGGAAATGATTTTCTGTAAATAGGATTATTAACATAGAGTAAGGTATTGCCGTAATGAATATACAGTACGGAAAATGGTCTAGGAAGAGAATTAACTAAGGTTACTGCTGACTTACTATCAATCTCAACTGCATACAGAAAACTATGAGATAGTTCACTGTAATATACTTTCTTAGCCTTGTATTCGCGAGTTAATTTATCAATATACTGGCGATTCAGTGTTGCCTGAAGCGTAGATAAAAAAATGGGACATAGAATATAAACTCTATATTCCATTTTTAACGGCATTTATTATAATTATCTACTAGTATTTAAACGTAAAAAATTGATCGCGCTCATAGATTTGCAAAAAGGTATGTAAGTATAGTATGCCTTCTAAGAATCTTAAAGACAAATATCTTCCTATAATTTCATCAAAGTGGGTGAACAATGAAAGTTATGATTCCTTAATGTCTGTAATTTGGCAATATGTGGATGAAGTTCTTGAGAGCAAGGATCTTAATCCAAATAAAAATCCTCACTTTGGACTAAAGCTTGCGAATGATTTTGAGAAGGAAGTCTATGATTATCTTTACTTGCTTAAGAAGGGTAATTGGACTAGAAGGCGTGCTGCAGATGATAATTATAAACTATATTGGTTGGAGTATGAGGTACAGTTCTTAGCATTTTACGAGGTTCGTAAGAGACTCTATAATCTCCTTGATCTTTGGATCACAGAGGAGTTTGAAAATAAGAAAGTAATCAAGAAGGATGGGCTTGCTGGCCTCGCTCAGGATGGTCAGAATGTTCACACTCAAGCAGTTGTCAATCAGACCAATGATGGCATTATGATTATTCGCAATGCAGTGATTCCTAAGGGTCAAAACACTCTAGATGAGATCATTAATGCTTGGATCACTACGATTCCTGAGTCAATCGAACTTCTGTCACCGGTCTTTGATGATATGCAAAAGTGGGGTAAGTGCCGCTCGGTTATTAAGAAGGGAGATTTTGAGTATCGAAAGGCTTTACGAGGAATCTGGGCTAAGATCAAGACGTATGAGGGTGACATTCGTCTTGAACTTACAAAGCGGCTATGGGAGGAGTGTTATGAGTCTGTTGGGATGTGTGCACAGGGCCATTTGAGCCGTCTGGCGAATGTGCTTGTTGGCTTTGATGAGACGATCAAGCCACCCTCATCGAGCAAGCAGTACTTTCAGGAGCAGATTGCGAACTTATCTAGAAAGGATTTATCAACTGAAGAAAAAATAAGGCTCGCAACGGAGTTGATGGATGAGGTGGAGTTGCCGCAAGATGAGAGGGCACCTTGGCTAGAGGCGTTCTAGATTTGAGATGCTACAGTATAAAATTCAATTATTTTTTATACCAAAAGCATCACAAATTCTCTTAAAACATACTTCATCTGAGAGAGTACGTGTAATAAACTCCCAAGGTCTATACTGATCTAACTTCGCAATAAAATCGTCAAATTGACTACAAAATTCATCTTGTGATGAAACAAGTTCACCACACGATGGATCCCAATAAGATGCAGTAACAGCATGTAATGATTCAGTATATCCTTCATATACAAACTTCTGATCAGAATATTCTTCTTTCATAGAGGTTACACTATAGATGTAGAGTGGAGTGTTAGATGCCATACACTCTCCTATACCAAATCCTTGAGATTCGTGAGTACCTATCCAGATTACACATTTAGATTTCTTTAGAGTTTGGCAATAATCATCTAATGTATACGAGCCATATATAAATACTCTATATCTAAGACCCTTCATTTGTAAAAATTCAGTGGCAAATTTCAGTAAATCTGGATGCCGATTCTTAAAATAGAGAATACAGTCCAATTCACATTCACCCTTTTCAGTTAGAGGAGGGATATTCACACCAAAGGGTAAAGGTATAAATGGAATCTTAGATGCAGAAATATCCATAAACTCGTGGTACAGTGTCTGAACCCAAGGTGATAAGCAAGTAAATATACAGCGATTACCGTGTTCTTTACGAGCTTCCGAAAACATAGGATGAGTAGGATTTGGAAATACCCAGAATTGAGGCCCATATAAAATTTTAGAATTAGGGAATCGATCAGGATTAAACCATTGACCAGGAGACCAGATTAGATCATATCCTCTATCAGGACAATTAGGTCCTCCAGAATGATGATATTCGTAGCCTAGCTTATGGCAAATGCGTTGAAAAAATTCTTGATTTCGCGGATGAGAAGATCCAATTTGTAAAATCTTCATTCTATTATATGCTACTACGCATTACTTAGGTAGATATTGATTAAAAATATTCATAACGTAGGCAGGTGTATACTTCTTATAACCGTTATTACTTACATCCTTGTTATGCTTGGGCCATTGAGTAACAATTTCATAAAGTTCATCATAATTTGTGTGCTTAATCATATCATCGCCGAGAATCATCAAATGAGCTCGGCTATGTTCTTCAGCGCGACCAATAACAGGTTTATCGCATAGTGAGAATTCGGCACACGCAAGGCCAAATGTTTCACCTCCATTTCTGCCATAAAGCATAGCATTACAAGTATTAATAAATTTTCTCTTGTAGATTAAATCACTTGTTCCAGGAAGAAACTTTATATGATCAGATGGAGGTCCAAATGGATCAATATAAATAAAAATAAAATAGATAGTAGGAAATGCAGGATCTAACCCAATAGTCTCAACTACCTTTCTTACATAGTCAATATCAAAGCATTCCTTTCCTGAATACGTTCCAAATACGATTGCATCTTTAGGGATACCTAGGGATTCACGTAAATCGCCTTCAGCCTCTTCAATTATTGCCATATACGGGATTACAGGGACATTTGTTTCGCATATATCATTTAAAAATTCGTGTAATGCGCAATAGACTTGACCGTGAGGCTGTAATGTAGTAAATACACAATGAATAATGTTATAACAGTTACGAGGCATAATATTGTCCCAGCTTCCTGCTTTTTCAATAAATGTTGCTTGAACATCCTCATAGGCTATAATTCTTTCAATATCCGATTCCTTTTCATAGTAAAAAACCTTAAAACGATTATTAAACTTAGTATAAGCATCAGGATGAATAAAAAGGGAATTCTGCGCAAAAAGATAGTCGTAACTACGAGTAATAATAATAGATTCATTATTAAGATATTTTTCATTATAATCTGCATAATTATAGAGTGCAATTTCAGTTCCTCTAAGCGTAAGTTTATTAGAAATAAAAGCAACCTTCATTCTACTTAAACTGTACCAATAGGTTTTAAGCAGAATGCGCATATACTTTAATGCATTTTGGTCAGGATTTTTTGAAAAAACAAATGGAAATCACGTTGATTTCTTTTTGGATCTTTGCACTAAGATTTTTAAAACGGAGTGTACAATTGGTACTCTAGAAAATAGTGAGATTCTACTTGAGACAATTTATAGAGATTCAGTTCTTAAAGCAAAAAAATGGCAGTTCAGTATTCTATATTCAGGCGAATCTCGTATTCACCCTAATACAGATGAATATACTATCGTACTTCACGGAATGAGAAATCATAAGAATATTGTAAACTGTCCTCTCTTTGTTTCCTATTTGTATTGTAATAACTATACAGATCGGCTCAAGCAGCCATTACCTTATACGGTCGCAATGCCTCGTAATGAAGTTCTTGCAATTATTTCAAATCCAAATGGTGAAATAAGAAATAAATTCTTACAGATGGT